TTTAATAATTTATTAAAAGAACAAAATTATAGTGTTTCAACTAATTGTAATAAAATGGGTATTTTTAAAAAGTATGAGTTGAATAGTTTGATTAATTTTATAGATAGTAAAAAAAATATTGAATATAAAAATATGAAAAATGATTTTTTGGATTGTCATATAACAATAAATGATGAAGATTATATAAAGAATTATGTGGAGATAAATAATTTATCAAATTATTATCAAAATAAACAAAGATTAGAATGTATAGTTAATAANTATGAAAAAACAAATAATTATTATAAAAANAATTATAAACAAATATTAGATAAATATTTTAATGGTAAATATGAAAATGGTTTAATAATAAATGAATTAAACTTTGAGAANAATGATGAAGAATATAAAAAATCTTTAAATCCTATATTATTACAGGAATTAATTCATAGATATAATAAGGCTTGCACTATTTATAAACCATATTTATTTAAACTATTTATTAATATTTTTAAACCAATAAATAGAAATGTTAATATTATAGATTTGAGTTCTGGATGGGGTGATAGAATATTAGGTGTTTTATCAATTGAAGATAANGTTGATAAATATATTGGAATTGATCCAAATAAAAATTTAATGAATGGNTATAATAAAATGATTAATGATTTTTCAAAAGATAAAAATAAATATCAATTAATACAATCACCAGCTGAAGATGTTAATTATTCAACTTTACCAAAAAACATTGATATAATATTTTGGAGTCCTCCATTTTCAATTCAAGAGGATTATGTTAGTGATAAAACAAGAGATGATTATAAAGACCAAAGCACAAATAAATATAAAAGTTATGAAGATTGGGAAGATAATTTTTTAATAAATGTAATAAATTTATCAACAAATAATTTAAGAAGAAATGGTGTTTTTATATTGTATATTGGAAGTATAAATTATAAAAGTTTTTTTAGTAAAATGAGAAATATACAAAAATTAAGATATTTAGGAAACATTCATTTGAAAGCAAATAATATAAAAGATTATATAATTTTTGTTAAAACAGATGAACCTAATAAATGTAAATTCATAGAGAATAATTATGAGGATAGTAGAGTTATGGAAATAAAGAATAAGTTAAAAGATAATGAAGAAAATCCTAAATTGAATATTATAAAAATAAATGTTAATAATAAAAAGATAAATGTAATACAGGATAATGTATTGATAGTTGGAACAAAACAAAGGATGGTTATAGATTTAATAAGAGAATTAATGAATAATGATACAGAGTATTTGGTGTATGCGTCAAGTTATATGGGTTATGGAGCTGTGGCAACAGCGTATGGTGCATATAAATTGGGTTTAAAATGTATGGTATTTTTAGATAGGACAAAAATGGGTAAAATAATACCTGAGAATGAAAATACAATATTAAATTCCAGACAGGTATTAACATTAATGGCTTTAAATGCAAAAATTTACTTGTGTGATAATTATAGAAATGCACGAAATTTGGAATATGATTATTCAACAATAATAACAGAAACAAAAAATGTATGGAAAACAAGAGAGAATTTTTTAATACCTTCTATGGGTTTTAATGATAAGGAAAAGAAAATGGTTAATATATTATCTGAAAAAATAGTTGAGGCTTCAAAAGGAACAATAATAGAAAGTATAAAAAATATAAGGATATGGTTAGTTGCTGGAAGTGGTGGTATTATAGAGGCAATTAAAAAGTCATATTCAGAAGCAGAAATTTTTGTATATTTAACGGGAGGTGGAAAATATTATGATAATGTTGTTAGATGGATAAAAACACAAAATAATATAACAATATTAAATAATAATAAAAATTATAATATTGAGAATATAAAAAATGATTATTATAAATACTATGAAAGTGTTGAAAACTATGATTCAATGATTTTTCCATATGTTAAAGAATATGGTAAGGATAATGATTTTATTTGGAATGTTTCAAGTGATTAAATTAAATAGTTTATTATATTTTTATTATAATATATTTAATATTTATGGATAATACAATATATAAATGGAAAAAAAAAACAAAAAATTATAGATATACATATACAATATTGTTAATTTTAATGATAATTAAAACGTTATTATCGTTATATAACATAAATTATAAAAAAATAGATACAATAAATTTAATTGGTGAAATTATAATTATAATATATTTAATAATATTATTATATCATCAATATTCAAATACTTATTATTTAACAGCTTTTATAGTAATATCGATATTAATTATTATTAGATTCGTAATTTTGTTTCATTATTTAATCAAACAAAAATAATATTTAAAATATTATTATAATAATATGAATAATAATAATTTAAGTTCAATAAAAATAGTAAATTATTCTTTAATATCATTAATAATTATTGAGTATTTTGTTATTGTATATGATATATTTGATGATAAATCAATAGAGAGAAGAGATTTATATTTTGAAATATTAGGATTTATTGCATTATCATTATTATTATATAATTATTATAACTTTTTGTATATAAAAGAAATATTTATAATTTTACTAATATTTATAATAGTAAGATTATTTATTTTTGCATATATATTAAGTAAGTTTGATATTGAAAATTATTTTTCATCTAATAACATTAAAGCCATTGCGGAATAATTATGTAAATCTATCATAGTATCTCTAATACTTTCATCATTAACTAAATTAACACCATTATTAGTAATAGATAATGAGCGTTTAATTTTATCTTCAATTCTCATTAAAACACCAATTACACCAAATTCAGCGAAAGCATCTCCATAATCAGTATTCTTTTTTTTAAATAATTCAAATGCTTCTTTTTGAATTTTTAACATTTGTTCTTGTCTATTCATAATTATACAATAACAATTATTAATTTAATTTAAATTATTAATTGTTTTTAAAATACAGTCAGGTGTAACTGATATACTATCAATACCTTCATTAATTAAAAAATTACAAAATTCAATTGAATCAGATGGTTGTTGTCCACAAAATCCAACTTTAATATTATTTTCTTTATATTGTTTAATAGCCATAGATATAAGTCTTCTATAACTAATATTATTATTATCTGTTAGATGTGTAATCATATGACTATCCCTATCAACACCAATAGTTAGTTGTAATAAATCATTTCCTCCAATAGATACACCATCAATATATGGACTAAATTCATTAGCTTCAATTACATTAGATGGTAATTCACACATTAAATATACTTTTAATCCATCTTCTCTATAAAGACCACAATCATTCATAATTTTTAATACATTTTTACATTCATCAACTGTTCTACAAAATGGGATCATTACAATAACATTATCTAATTTCATTATTTCTCTTACATATTTAATAGATAGACATTCTAATTTAAATGCTTCGATATATTCATTAGAATAATATCTTGAAGCTCCTCTCCATCCAATCATAGGATTTTCTTCATTCGGTTCATATATATTACCTCCAAGTAAATTTTTATATTCATTAGATTTAAAATCACTAAATCTAACAATTACATCGTTTGGATAAAAAGCAGAAGCAATTTTAGAAATACCCATTGATAATTTATTAATAAAATATTCTTTTCCATTATTAAAATTTTCAAGTTTCAGTTTAATTTCATTATTAATATTATTAGGTAGATTTGGATAATTAATTAAAGCATTTGGATGTATTTTAATATAATTACTAATAATAAATTCTAATCTAGTTAATCCAACACCAGAATTAGGTAAAATAGAATTAGTAAAACTTGATTCTGGATTTCCAACATTCATCATTAATTTAACTGGTAAATCTTTATTAGTAATTTGAAATTCATCAATATGAAATTTTAATTTATTTTCATAAATAATTCCTTCTTCACCATCAGCACAAAAAATAGTTGCTTCATTAATATTATTTAATATATCAGTACAATTACCTGTTCCAACAACTGCATTTAATCCCATTTCTCTTGCAACAATAGCAGCATGACATGTTCTTCCACCTTTATTTGTAATAATTCCAGAAGATTTTTTCATAATTAATTCCCAATCAGGAGTAGTTATATCAGTTACTAAAATATCACCATCATTAAATAAATAATGTTCGTTAATATTATTAAGTATCTTAACTTTTCCAGAACTAATTTTATCACCAACAGAAATACCTTTAAGTAATATATTACTTTTTTGGTCTAATATATATTTTTTCATTGTATTATTAGAATTATTAGAATGAACTGTTTCTGGTCTTGTTTGAAGAATATATAATTGATTATCATTACCATCAATAGCCCATTCAATATCAACGCCAATTTTTTTATTAAAAAGAATACTATATTCAGATTCTAATAAAAGAACTATTTTAGCTAATTTTTTAATATAATAATCATTTAAACTATATGTATTAAGTTCAGTATTATTAGTTTTAACTTCTATAGTTCCATTTTCATTATTATTATAAATAATTTTTGATAATTTATTACCCATTTTTTTAGAAATAATTGGATCAGAATCAGAATATATAAGAATACGTTTATCACAAATAAATTCATCTGGAACTACACCACCACTAACAACTAATTCTCCAAGACCATATGAAGAATTTATAACAATTGCTTTATTATAACCTGTTTCAGGATCAATAGAAAAAGCTACACCAGCACTTTTTAAATCAGAACGAACCATTTTTTGTATTGCAACACTTATTTTAACTTGTTCCATTTTTATATTATGAGTTTTTCTATATGATATAGCTCTTGCATTAAATAAAGATGCATAACATTTTTTAATATAATAAATAATATCATTAATATTTGAAATATTTAAATAAGTATCTTGTAATCCTGCAAATGAAGCTTCAGGTAAATCTTCAGCAATTGAACTACTTCTTATAGCGACTTGTATATTATCAGTATTAAACATATTAGATAAAACATTATATTTTTGTTTAATTAAATTATATTGTTCATCATTAAAATTAGAATTAATAAAATATTGAATAATTTGATTTGAAATATTATTTAATTCTTGAATATTTGTTATATCAATATTATTTATTTTTGTATTAATAATTTCATCTAAATTATTTTGTTTAACAAATTTATCATATAATACAGTAGTTAAACAAAAACCATCAGATATATTAAAATTAAGTTTATTAGATAATTTATATAGTTCTCCAAGAGAACTACATTTACCACCAACAATATTACTATTATTATAAGAACAATTTTTAAAATCTAAAATATCCATTATAATAAGATACTATATTATTTATTTTAACCATAATAAAAATTGAAAAATAAATATATTAGATTTTATATTGTTATTTGAAAAGTTTGAGTAAGTAAAAATGAAAAGAGTGTTTTCAGAATTTAATGAAGATAATAATTATGAAAATATTTTTGAAGAAGAAAATAAAAATATAATTATTAAAAAAGAAAATAATGATATATTGTTTGATAATAATAATAAATATATAATTAATAAAAATATTAACAATAATGTTTCAGTAATTATTAAAATATTAACAAACATAAATTCAACAACTTTTATGATATATGGTAAATATAGAAATATATTATTTAAAAATTTAATAAATAAATTAGATATTATTAAAATAGATAATAGATATGATATAGCTATGAATGAAAATGTAGAAATAATTTATAATTTTGAATATTCAAATATTAATGAATTTTATATTTTATATGAAGAAAGAAAGTATAATTTTAAAGATTATGTTGAATTATGTTATTATATTAATAAATTTTCAAAAATATCAAATAAAAGTATGTTAGTATATTTTAAATTCAAGTATAAATATTATTTCAAATATAAAGTATTAAGTATGAATAACAAAAATGATATTTTAAGTTTAAATAATTTAGTAAAAAAAATAAATTGTAATGAATATGATGAAAATAATTTTAATTGTGATAATGAAATATTAAATATTAATAATACAATTATAAATATTGAAGAATACTTAGAAAGTTTAATAATATTATTTAAAAAGTTTTATTATGATAATTTGAATATAATGTATAAAGGATTGATTAATTTTATAAATAAAAAAACTATATTAATAGAAGAACAAATAAATGAAATATATCATAATATAACATTAAAAATTGATAATTTTACAAATGATATAATTAGTAATTTTTCAGATGAATATTTATTAAATACTAATAAAATAATTACTGAATTAAAAATTAAAAAAGAA